ACTGTGGGGCGCGAAGGAGTTCGTGACGGTGCCACCGAAACTGGAGCATCTGACGGACGCACATTGGGCGTACGCGGAGACGATACTGATTTGTTTGGAGATCCAGCATTCACTGGATCGGATTCACTAATAGATGAAGGTGACATTACCAATGTCGAGGAAGCTCCCTCTGCTACAGCAGTAGATCAAAAAGACTTTGATGCTGCACAGCGTGAGCAGGAAGAAATAAACAAGGCAAAAGCAGCAGAACGGGAACGGCAAAGAAAAGAAAAAGAAGACAACGAAGCAAAACGCACAGGCAAAGCAAGACAGCTTATTCCGGGGTTTATCTACCCTACAGATCCAAAAACTTTAGAGACTGGTAAGCCCTATGCTGAAAGCGATGTACAGTTTGCTCCGCGTGCTACTCCAGAACGCCAACAAGCAGATGTTGTAGATGCAGAAGTTATTAGCCCTCAAGACGAAGATGTAGATGTGCAGGGGGAAATGTTCCCTGTTATCCCGACTATGGATGTGCTTGATGGGTTTGACATACCGAAGGGTACAGGCCCGTATCAACTTGCAAAGAATGAGTTATCCAAAAACTTGGAAGCAGGTGATAGAGAAGCCGTTTCTGAAACTATGGGCAAGATTTTTGATGGTCTAAAAAACTACGGTGCAGCTAAAGCTTCAGGTAAAGATCCTGCCACCAATGCCGTAACACGAGCAAGAGTAGCAGAGTACGCAGCAAAAGCCTCTCCTAAAGAACTACCCGAAGAAGCAAGACAACGCCGTGCCGAAACCGCTATCGCTCGTAATAGAATAAAAGATGACACAGCTCTCGCTGCTCGTTTAGAAGACCCTGTGTCAGGAGAAGTGCAGGATATAAGAGCAGAAAATATAGCTAAAAAAGAGAGCAACCTGCAAAGATCTGTACAGAATAAAGAAGCAAAAGCTAGAGCAGAAGAAAAAGCGCAAGCCGAGGATAAAGCAAGGGAAAGTAAAGCACGCGAAGCTACCGAAAGAGGTATGGAGACAATCGGTGCTGATAGAGATACTTTAGCGAGAGAAAGAGCGCAAGAACTAGCAGCAGCGTATAGTGATAAGTCATCACAGGCCGACAGAAAAAGAATTTTAGATAGACAGCAACAGCAGCGGCTCATTAGAGATATAGGGTTCGCGCAGTGGGTAACTAAAAATATTAAAGTGCCTGATTCCAGAACAGGCGGCACTCGCTATGTTACAAGCGTAAATGAGATACCCCCTGTTAAGCTAAAACAAGTAAGGGCGCAGTATCTGGACACGGTAGCAGATCAAGCTGTAAATAAGATAACTACAGGCACAAGACTTAGTAAAAAAGAACAGCTTGATAAAGCTGGCTTTAAAAGATTTATAATGAGAGAGTTTGGCCCTGAAGGGTCTAATAACTTAGACACACTGGAGCCAGAATATTTAGAAGAAACAGCTCTACTATTTGCCACCAATCCTAAACTATACACAAGTTCTCTTGCGTTACCTGCATCAGAAGTTGTGGATCTTGATAGACCGCTAAGCCCTACTATTATGCAGATGTTGGAAGATAACAACCTGCAGGATGCTCTGCGAGAGTACGCCAAAGATGCATCCAACCCCAACATTGCTCGTATGGCGAAGGCTCTATCTCGGCTTGTAGGCAATACCCGCGTGACATTTGCAAATTTGGGCAATCAACTTACAGGCGCATTTGATCCTCGTACCAATGTAATAGTTCTTAATCAGGACTTGCCGAGTACCGGACATACGTTGTTGCATGAAATGCTACACGCAGCCACAGCAGCTACGATACAAGACCGCCCCGGTTCAGGTCCAGTAAAAGAGTTAGAGTCTATATTTAGAGAGGTACAGGAGAATCTACCTTCTTACTACGGATCTACCTCTCTTGTAGAGTTTGTAGCGGAGGCATTTAGTAACCCTGAGTTTCAACAACAACTAGGTAGACTAGAGCTAAAGAATAAGTATGGCTCTCTTAAAGATCGCGTTGTTCGGGCTTTGGCTAGATTTGTAAAAGCTGTGCTAGGTATGAAAACAGGTAAGCTAGTAGACAAGCGCATAGATCAGACCGCGTTCAACGAGTTAGAAAGTTTGATTGACTCACTGCTATCACCTGCGCCACAGTTTCGAGATGCAGATATAATGTTTAACATTGCTAATCGTCCTGAAGTAGCAAACGATGTACTCAACCAAGCATTGATGAACGGGCCTACGTTCACAGACAAAAGCCCTAGAGTTGTGCGTGACTTTTTAAACAGCACCACTGCTTCTACACAGACGTTAGGCTCGACAGCACGTAACATTGTTCTCGGCGCTACACCCTTACACTACCTTGTAAAGATAGCTCAAAAGTACTTTCCTGATAATAAAACAAATAACCTGTTAACAAGACTAAACGATGCGATGAACGCCGCTGCAGGACGCATGGCAGAAGATTATGATCGTATACAAGCGGTTAACGACAGGTTAATAAAATGGTCAAACAGCAACCCTGAGAAGATGCAGTTGCTGAATGGTCTCATAACAGAAAGTACCTTGTATGAAGTAGACCCTGACATTGACGAGAGAACCGCACAAGAACGATATGCAAATGATGCTGTAAGCATGCAGATATATAATCGTATGCGTGATGAGTTTGTATCGCCTATGGGGGGTAGAGATAGCGAAGGCATGAAAATGTACAGGCTAGCTCGCAATATGTTTAGAGGTATAAAGAATGATCTAAAAGTCGCTCTGGATAAGAAGCTAGAAGCTGCAGGTGTGCCTGATACCGAACGGTTTAATCTATTAAAAGGTTTTTTCAAAAAGCTAGAGAAAGAGGGATCTATAGATCCTTACTTCCCTCTAAACAGAGGAGATGGCGAATTCTGGATATCATTCACTGCAGTAGATAAGACAGGTAGAATAGAATATTTTGCAGATAATTTTACTACAGATCAAGAACGGCAGCGAGTCTTGCGAGAAATCTATCCTGAGATAATAAACAATATGGTAGAAAGCACTGAAGGCAAAGCTCGTATTGCGGCAAAGAGACAAGAGCTAGGATCAGATGCAGATAACATGTCTGATAGTGATGTAGCTCAACTGGTCGTAGGTTTAGAGCAGACTATAGGTGTACAGAACTTAAACTACCAAAAGATACCAAGCACCTCATTCCTCAATCAGGTAATGCGAACACTACAAGCACGCACTAGAAACCTATCAGGGGCAGCTCTAGAGTTTGAGCAGGCCAAGATACAGGAAGTAGGTGAACTCGTACTCAACGCTTTACCAGAAACTTCTTACCTACAGTCTTTTAGAGGACGTAAAGAGGGTGAAATTGCAAAAGGTGTAGTACCTGTAAGTTTTGATGCCATATCTACAATAGCAGATCGCTCTCGATCTATAACCCGACAGATGGTTCAAATGGAGTATGATGGTATTTTTGGCAATATAAGTAACGAACTGTCAGACTACTATATGCAAAACTCAGACAACTCGCTTGCCATGAGAGACACATACCTCAAGCTCAAACAATACGCTGATAAAGGCGCGTTTCCAGCCGTGGGTTCACTATCTAGATTCGGCACAGGTCTAGCATTTAACATGACACTTGGGTTCAACGTATCAGGTGCATTGGTAAACTTATCACAGATACCTCTGATCGCACTGCCATATCTTGGTGGTAAGTATAAAGGTTATGGTAAAGTTATGGGAGCCATGAAAGAAGCCATGTCTCTTATGAAACAACAAGGCGTGGCTTACTCCGAACGTACAATAGATACCTTTACAGACAGATTAGACGAAGATGGTAATCCAATCATGGAGCCAAGAACTGTTCGCTCTTCCATGTCTATGATGAATATAGACTTTGATAATATGGACCCAAGCGACCCAAGATACATATATAAAGAGCTTGTAGAAGAGGGCATACGTAGCGGTCAGTTTAAGAGATCGGTTGACTACGAAATACTAGATATAGATCGTATGGATACGTTCTGGGCTAAGACTAACAGATTGTCTGGCTTTTTCTTGTTTCACGGCGAACGTATAAACCGTGAAGTGTCTATGGGAGCTGCATATAAACTAGCCGTAGATAAGTTTCGCCAAGACAATAACAGAGAACCCACTTCAGAAGAGAAATCGGCGTTGGCAGTAGAGTCCATCAATGATACGGAAATGATGAACGGTGGGTTGTCTGCAGGTGCTGCTCCACAGCTAGCACAAAGCGGTCTCGGCAGAGTTATATTTATGTACAAGCGTTATGGTGTATCCATGCTCTCACTGCTGCATAACCTTGCGTTTGGCGAAAACGGTGCATTAAGACGCCTGAATGAAAACTTACCACCAGAACAAGCTAGAGAAATGCGTAGAATTGCACGGTATCAGTTAATGGGTATATACGGCTCTGCAGGTGTTCTTTCGGGTGTAGCAGGTATGCCTCTATACGGAACTATAAAAATGTTGTTCAACACATTGTTCGATGATGACGATGATCCTATGGATGATCTTGATACGATTGTGCGCACCAACCTAACCGAAGGCCCATACAAAGGTCTCTTAAACTACGTAACTGGCCTCAATTTTGCAGGGCGAATTGGCCTTAGTGAGTTGTTATTTCGCGATACATTCGTACGACAAGACAATCCATTTTTATATAGACAGCTAGAAATATTTGGTGGTCCTCTTGTTGGTATATTCTCACAGACAGAACGTGGGATAAAATTGTTTGGAGAAGGTGAGTTTCAACGTGGGTTTGAGTCTATGGCTCCTGCCTCTATTAAAAACGGCATGAAAGCATTTCGTTACTTTGACGAAGGTATAAAAAATGTAAACGGAGATGTTATTATTGAAGACCTACATCCTGCACATGCGTTCTTACAAGCATTTGGTTTTGCACCTGCAGAATATTCTAGACAGTTAGAAGAGAACTCTGTTTTAAAAGGAGCAGACCGTGCTACGATGAAACGCCGAACCCTCCTGCTAACACAATATTACAGAGCGATGATTGATAGTGAGCCTGTAGATAAAATACTAGATAAGATGCAAAAATATAATGAAGACCATCCAGAATATCCGATCACGCGGGACGTAATACAACGTTCTATGCGTACACGTCTGTCTAACAGGCAGAAAAGATATCACGGGGTTACTTTCACACCACGCCTAGACAATATGTACAGACAGTATGGGAGCGAGTTCGATAAGAGTTCATCACTATACATGTAAAAAAACCCCCACAATATGTGGGGGCAAGTTATCGGAGAACAACTAAGTAGTGTGTTAAGTTGTCATACTTTGTATATCACACAGTTCTCCAGACACGTAAACCTAATTTTTCATCTTCTACCCTAATTTTAATCTCAAGGGTAAAATCTTTCATTTTTGCAACAGATTTAAGTTGTTTTCGGGCTTTGTCAGTATTTATACACGGTAAAAAGAAAGAAGTGCCTACATCCATAGCTGCCCAATCTATGGTAACTTTTAAACCGTCAGGGTTTATATCATCAATCTTCGCTATTTTCATTACGCTCTTCCAAGTGAAAAGTTAACTCGTATGTCCACACCGTTGGCATCTGTAACTTCGTGCCTTTTGTAATACGCTGCTTGGTATACTTGGCCCCTAACTGTTCTTTTAACTGATTAGTAAAAGATTGGTAGTTTATCTGCTGATCCGTACACCACTCTTTTAATGGCTTGGTAAGCAAGAACAGCTTCTTAGTGTCAGGTTCATAACGTGCAACTAGCTTACCTCTCGGCAGTGTCTCTGGACGTACTAGTTGATCCAACCCATTATTATTGCCACCACGCAAATCCTCGGTGCTTTCTATCCATAGCATATTGTTGTAGTTTTCGTATATGTAGTTGGTAATTGTTTCTGAGACAGAAGCACCCACATCATCCACAAAAGCCCTACGCTCTCGCAACGTAGCCACAAGCCACTTGAAGACAGCTTTTATGTCGTAGTTTATATGACCTAATTTCTTGGCTACCATAAGCCCCGTCAATGTCGCGGCGCACCCTGCTGACCAAAATCTGTTTGCCGATCTCAACCCTGCGTGTTGGTCTAGCCTACTCTGCGTTTCCAACAGTAACCTGCTGACTTCGTCTTTATTATTTATAACCCACTGCACATACTCTATAGCAAGCCAACCATAATTTCGTTCAATCGACTTCAGTAATTCATCAGAACTACGTTTAAATCTAGGATCTGAAAGTTTTTCAGGCACTTTTAACTCTAACACCCGTTGCATCTCTGCTTTCGGTTCAGCTTTGTCTCTAAACAAAAGATCCCATGCACTGACGTTAGCTGAACTTAGCCCTAACAACTGCCACGGTTTACCGCGTACACGTTCGGTATTACCGCTCTGGGCTAAACGGTTCTTTTGCCTCCCACCGGATAAGGCATAAGCGTATTCAGACATATCTCTAGAAGTTAAATTAGTTATTTCGTCAGCTACAAGTAGTAGGTTATGATACAGCTCACCTCTATTCATCTGAGCGTTCGTCGTAGTCCCTTGTTTGTTGCCGAGCAATATTAAAGTCTCTGGATTACCCCATACAGACAGAGCCGCCATAGATGTAGTAGTCTTACCAAAGCCTGTCTCACTAACGAGGTGTACGCCCAAACTCTTTATACCCGTAAGTGGCATAAGTATAGTTCCATAACCCATGCCGATTATGAACTGATGTAGCTCCCATTCAGGTCTATCGTAAAAAGCTAGGTTTTGTATTGTAGCCTCACGATCACCTTTTTCTATAAACGCATCAAACATAAATGCAGTTTTTGCAGAAGGAGGGTTATAGCGTATATCATCACCGACGATAAGTTTGTCACCCAAAACAAACTCCTCCATAGTATCGTCATCTACCCAACCAAACTGCCTATGCGCTTCATCTGCGGTGGCAGTAGCTTGTAACTCTTCTATCCATCTTTGTGTGTAGGACATTAGTGCCTCCAGTGGTTTTATCCCAAAAACTGCTACGCCATGTAGGGACATGTTCTTTCTAAATTCATCCCTAGAAGTTACAGACGTTAGCGGTACAGTAAATTCTCTTACCCCATCTTTAGGCAAATGCAGCCTAAATACAATTACTTCTCCCTGTTCAGCATCTCGTAGACGCCGCGTGACATACAGATCGTTCTGATAAACTAGCCTCTCGTCTTCATCACCATCACTATTAGCCGTACGTAGGTATATACCTCCGTTCTCTCCACGGAAGTATGGACGGGGGAATGCAGGTATACTAAAAGTCTTTTCAGTTTGACCTCCTGCTTCTACCTTTGCCCTCACCTCTACTTCACCATTAGATCGTTTAATACGTTGTCCAATAACGATAGGCGATTTTACTTGATCCCGTAATGAACAAGATCCACATACATCAGGATTTAATTCATCAAACTTGTCACAAGTATACGGACCTTTTATTTCTTTCAATTTATGTTGAAGCTCTTGGTAATCGTACCCCTCATGCCGTTCTGACATCTTTACTGAAGCTATATCTACATCAACGCAGAACTTGGTTATAGATAGTCCTGCCCTCCATAACGGCTCGCTGACCTCATCTTGCTCAGACATGATATACCCAAGCTGCGCACACCCCTTACCATTCATGGTTTTTTGTATAATGCTTTTAAAAGAACTCTCTTTGTTAGACGCAAGCGTTTCGTATAAAGCGTCTGGGCCTAGGTCTACATCGCTAGGCGGTGCTTTTATATCTCCACCTAGCAAACTTGCAAACTCTTCCAACACCACAGGTTTTGGATCTACAATGCCGTACACTTGCACGGGTAGCGGTGGGTTATCTTTGTAGTTATGCGTGTTAGGTACTCTTAATATACGTGCAGCATCGGCGGTTACGGCAGGGTCGGCTAGTAGCCCTTGCTCTGCACATACCTTTTTTAACCGTTCTGCAACTGTTAGCCACTTGGCTAACAACACAGGTTTGGACAACGTCCAATATACATGTACACCTCTACCAGAGTTTACCATTAAAGGCGTAGGTAGGTTTAACGTGGAACAAAACTTACGTAAATCTTGTATGGCTTCTATCTGAGAGGGGTACTCTTTAGATGGCCCACAATCAAGATCGAGAAAAAACGATTGAAGGTGGGATACATTATCTTTCTTACGGCTACCTGCTTCTGTGAGTGTACCAAGACCAAAATAAACGTCATAGCCATCTTCGTCGAAGCTCTCTGCTGCATCTGCAACAGCGCCTACACTATCATAAAACTTTTGCACCCGTTTGTTAGTCTCTGCATTGGCGGCGAACATACAATAATGCCCATCACCGTCCCCTAATACAGAACGTAAAAAATCTACAGTTTTCATATTGCTGCTCTCCGAGGGTTGTTACCGTGACGAGGAACAGGCGAACGCCCCCGTCACGGCTTATCTTAGTATTAGGCCGCGTCTTCGTCAGCCCAATCGTCTAAGATACCCTGAAGGTCTGGATCTGGAGCAGGAGCAGCCTCTGCTTTCTTTTTCTTAACCTTCTTAGGTTCAGCAACCTCTTCGGATACTTCGTCAGGTTCTACATCTGCTGATGTAGCTATATCTTCGAACCCTGTTGTTCCTGTGTCTTCGACAGAAAAGCCTCCGTCTTCAACATCGAAAGGCGAGTATGCTTTTCTTTCTGCAAGTTCTAAAACTTGTACCGCCTTTAGTCGTAGTGATACACCATGCTCACGCATAGAATACGGCACTAAGACAACGCTAAGATTAACTCTACTACCCGTAGTCAATTCGAAGTCTGGTGGTAGCTTTGTATTTTTTGAGTCAACCTGCATAGGTGGCTCTGTGAATTGGTTGCCGTACTTACCTTTTAAACGTGCATCACCAATAAACATACCGTCATTAGCGTCTTTCTTAAAGACGTCAGCGGGTTTCGGAAGAGCTTGAGGCCAATCCGGTTGTTTACTCGCCGCTTCTTTGTATGCGGCTTCCATGACAGCGTACAGGGCTTGCGCCTGTGACTTTGTCATCTTGAAAGAGGTTTCGTATTTCGCACCCTCGTCTGACGCAGGACAAGGAACAGTTCTACCTCTCTCCCCTGCTTTACTGTCATACTTGTACGTCTGATTTATTTTCGGGTACAAGGCTTGCACATCTCTTATTATGTGCGTGGTTGGTTTATTCGCCATCTTAGCTTTCTCCTAATTATATACAAACCCGTCTACTTCTGTAAACGGTGAGGTTTCAGTAACACTATCATTAGACACTGTTACTTTTTGTAATGCTGCTTGACTTGCAGCATCGCTACTTTTTAATTCTAAAGCGTCTTGTAACTCCTCTTCTGTAAGAGGTCTTAACGCTTTAAAATATAACTTAGGTACATAACTTTTTTCATCGAAATATACCTGTGTTATTACAGATAAGGAATTTGTTTTCCTGTTACTGAGGAACTTAGCATACGCTTGTAATCCCATATGTCCATCTTTTATATTACCAAAAATAGACGTTGCAGGTAGGTTTAAGTGATAGATAGTGTCCATCTGCCCCTCCAAGGCTATAGCGATACGTTGCGAGTACCTGCACGCACGACCGCCGTTTCCCCCCGAACCTCTTATATTGTGTCTACAGTCCATACAGCGTCTAGCTTGCACCTGACCTTCTGGAACGTTTAAAGAAGGTAGCTGTGTATCTGACGACCAACACGTAGGGGCAGATGGATTATCAGGGTCATATGCCCCTGAATAAAAGGTTCTAGCTATTCTAGCGGCATTTATAACCACCATGTTGACATAGCCATCTCCCTTTATCTCTGTTTGCTCCCCATCTACCACACTGCGAAACCGTCCTTCACGGATACTTATGCGGTTGGGATACGGAGCATTGCTATCTAGTGTGCTGTCCATACCTTTACTTCTTCGTTTTTAGGCGGTTTCGGCTTTGTTAATGCCTTCTCAATCGCCTCCTTATTGTAGCGGTATGTATCCCCTGCACGAATATAATGGTCTCGTGAAATTATACCTTCACGTACCCATTTACGAATGGTTGAAGTTGACACGCCAAAGTATTTAGCGAGACTTTCTACATTTACATATGCGTTCTCTGTCATGGTTTCCTCACAGATATTGTATACTCTGAATCTACGTTTAAACCTTTTGGTAGTAGATCAGGGTTTTCCTCAAGAAACTGCCGCATGTTTGTCTGGTTAAGACGCTTCTCCATAAGCTCTGGAGCTTCATGTTCTAAAACAAATTTGTACATTTGTTCCCAATCACTAGTCCAGTATCGTTGTTTTACGGTTCTGTAAAACTGCCCTTCTGTAGTCTTAGCACCTGTAACACCATGCTCATCGCAGTGTGCAAGCAACGCTTGCGATATTTTATTGAGTTGCTCAACAAGTTTAACATCTTTCTTCTTGAACTCCTCTGACAACACTTTTCGCTTCTCACGTATCTTAATGTACGTTTTCGTAAGCTTTTCTATTGGAACTTGCATTTTTATCTCCGAATGTAGTTATATTTGGTACATAGTGACTAAACATAGGTTAGTCAAGTACTTCTTTGTATAAATTTATTATAGCAGAATGAGCGTCTATCTTATCGTCTAAGAGAGAGTAAACTCGCTGCTCCACAAGTGACCCTGCAAGTTGTATCACAGTACACTTATGCTTCTGTCCAGAACGATGCACCCTTGCGTTAGCTTGTGCGTACGTTTCTAAACTCGAAGTCGGTCCCCACCACACAACAGTACTTGCGGCTGTGAGAGTTACGCCATGTGCTGCTGCTTGGGGTTGTATAATAAGCACCTTGGGATCGGGTGTATTCTGAAAACGATCAAATATTTCCGACCTTTTATGTGCTGGTACATCTCCTCGTATGATGTCAGACGTAATGCCGTCGCTGGTTAGCTTGTTGGCTAACATATCTATGGTGTGTCGAAATGGGACAAACACCAATACTTTCTGCGAACATTCATCTATCACTTCTCGCAATACTTTGTACCTGTTGGAGATGTCAAATTGTATGCTGCCCCCGTCATCAGTATAAATAGCACCTGCTGATATCTGTAACAGTTTGTTTATATTCACTGCTGCATTCACAGCGGTTATGTGTTCTCCTGCAACCTGCATGACCATACGTTTACGCAACATCTCATAGTATTTCTTCTGTTGCGTTGTTAGTTCTATCTTACGCTTGGTATAAACCATGTCAGGCAGGTCTAGACATTGTTCTTTTGTAAATCTGATAGCAGGTTGTAACGCTGCGAACACAGTGCTTTTTGCTGTATCTTTTGCAACCCACTTAAACTGCGTGACACGGTACATAACCTGTTCTCTAAAAGTACCGAAGAACCTAGGTACTTGTAATGGATTTATCATTTTAGCCAATCCGTATGCATCTAACGGGGATTGTGCGGCAGGTGTACCTGTCATCATCCACACCCACGTATCTTCACCCACAATCTTGTTAAGTGTTTTCCACCGTTTAGTCTGTACGTTTTTGTAATGTGTGGCTTCGTCCACTATAACCAAATCAAATCCGCCGTTGGCTATTACATCCTTCACCACTTCCACACCATCGTAGTTGATTATAACGAAATCGGCCCCGTTGTTTATGATCTTGGCTCGTTTGTCCTTGTTGCCATATGCCACGTCTACTGTTCTGTGCATGGCAAAAGAAAAGAGATCGTTGCGCCACGCCGAATCCATTATGGATAGAGGGCATATTACTAGCACACGGTTTATTATTTTTTTCTGCATGAGAAAATCTGCTGCCCATATAGCGGAAGCAGTCTTACCCGTGCCTTGTTCGTTAAAACAAAACGCCTTCTTATTCATGGTTAAGAAAGACGCTGTATCTTTCTGATGTTGGTATGGGGTAAACTTACCTCCCCACTTATACTGTTTCTCTATAGGTGACGGTACAGGTATATTTAAAGACTGTAACGTGTGAGCTTCATCCACTCCCCAATTTACGACAACTTTGTTCAATGACAACTCCTTACTTTTTGGGATCACCGTAGTAATCTGTTTTGGGTTTTGCAGGGTTAACAGAAGAGCTTTGTCTTCTACTATCTGCATGTTGTTCTCCGAAATATTATTTACGCTTTCCACGACTTAGTTTACCACCTGCTGCTCTGTTTTTCTTTGGGCTTTGTAGCTTTACGCCATCTTTGTTTGACCCACCCCTACTCAATGCTTTTTTATGTGCGATATCTTTACCTTTTCGGTCGATACCTTTCTTATCCATTTTTCTTCGCGCACGCTGTCGTTCCATGCGATCTTTATGCTCGCCCCTTGACTTCTGCTGTTTGTATTCTTTTTTGTAAGGGCGCGGTTTGTTTTTATAAGGCATCAGTTACTCCCGTTGTGAGGACATTCTGTTACTTGACAATGGCGTCTACACAAACCAGATGGACGTGGGTTCCAAACGTCTGCTTCGAACGCTACCTCCATTCTACCATAGTTCGTCATCCATTTCTTCCAAAGAATTGCTTTATCTAAGATTTTGTAAGTTTCCTTTACCAAATCCTTTGCAACAACAAAAAATAACCCTGCTTTTACTTTTTCTATGTCGGGATAATGTGCGAATACAGATAGCGCCATAAGCTCTAGCTGCCCTTTATCTGCATATTTAGCAGACTTACCCGTTTTGTAGTCTATTACCCATGCAACATTACCTATAACATCTACTATAAGCAAATCGGCAATGCCTCTGAACCATACACGTTTGTCGTAGAAGTCACACGGCTCTAGGTCTGCCGTTATACCTAACTTTTTCTCGCATAATTTTACCCCTCGTTTACCGTTCAAAGTATCTAAAGCACTTTTTACATACATAAATTTTTTAGGTAGGGGTTTTTCGTCACCTATATAGTCTTCACAGGCTTTGTGAAATTCGTTGCCGTATACAATAGCATCTGTCTGTACAAAGGGATATTCCTTCAATACTTTCTCATGGTAAAACTGTTTTGGGCATGTATCAAATGCCTTGAGTTTACTGAAAGACCACGGGGCTGCTCTAGTCACTCACATTCTCCGTACGATTTACCAATACCGCTTTCGCAATCTATAGGAAGACCGTGCGCCCATTCGGGTGCTGTTCTCATACACGTCTCTATATATTCCTGCGCGACCTCAGCTTCATTTTCTTTTACACAGCACACAATCGAGTCATGAACCGTTAGCACAACTTTATACCTTTTTGCTATGTTTAGCAACTGTTCACCAATTATACATCGTGCAATAGCCTGACATACATTCTCTATTACCTTGCCACCATATATCTTATTTCGGCCTCGGCGAACTTTGTAGGTAAGCTCGTCTCTACCGGTATCCTCATTACGAGTATATTTCAAATCCTCATAAAAAATGCACAACCCTGACGGGAGACGTATAGCGTTGTCTTCGCCCATCACTTGCAGTACGCCTTCTTTGCCAAGACGTACGGTAGAGTTGTAACACATCTGCTCCAAAGCAAAGTTTGCATTGTCCCAGAGTTTCTGTATCTGAAAGTTTACATTACGATATATATTTATGATACGTCTAGCTTCAGCCTCAGTAACTTCAGTGCCAAAGTTCTTTAGCTGATCTCTAAACTTTATATACCCCATGCCATAACCTGCACCAAGCACTGTAGTCTTACCTACGAAACGCTGTTCTTTAGCCACATCTTTATCTTGCATATTGTATATGCGAGAAGCCATTTTTACGTATACGTCCTCACCGTTAGCAAACTGGCTAACCAAGTCTGCCTGTTCGGCAAGCCATGCTAATACGCGAGCTTCGATCTGCGCACTATCTGCATCTACCAATACGTGTCCCTCTGGGGCTATGATACTGCTCTTCAACTTTTTGGCATTTGGACCTCGGCTCGGTAGGTTCTGTAAATTAATCTTGTCCTGCCCACCCCATCTACCAGTATGCGCGGCGTAATATCTAATCGGCACAGGTAGCAACCCTCGCTTGGCTATAGATATAAACCTTTCTGTCCTTGTCTCCTCCAAAGTACTCTTCGTACCCATACGTGCATTCACAAGTGTCTGTACTCTATCGTCCGGGTGTTCTGCTAGTGCTTTAAAATCTTCATCGCTCTTCGCAAACGCGAAAGTTTCTTTACCTGTAGTC